GAAGCGCTCTCGGCAACCTTCTAGTGTTTTGGGGCAGCCATCGATAAATCCAGCGTGAGGTTTATCTGATCCGTCATACTGACACTCTGGGCCTCGATACTCAAATGGACAGAAGTTACTGAACATGCGCCTTTTGGGCAATCTCATGCCCTCGACATCAAATACAGAAGCCAGCTCGTAAGCAATACTTAGATTCGATTCACTGACCTTTCTGGAGAAATACCAGAAGTCAGGCGTAAAGTGGGCATCCTTGTCGTATGTACTCTGCGTGGCAGCAGTACCAAATTTATCTACAAACTTCGCGAAGGTTCTGATCCTAATCAGCTTGAAGCCAATTAGATCATCGTAATCTCTGGAGATCTTGGTAAATGCACCATCAACATTAGAGACAGTCAGCTTAGGGTTCGGAAGCTTATTACTACCAGAAATTTCGACAGCGCCAAATGAAATGGGCATTGTCTGGTAAACAATACCTTCAGTGCCTTCCTCATTGACATAGGTCACTGCCTCTCCACCACTTTGCTCAGGCGAAACAAAATGCCTGCGGGCGAAAGAAGGCGTAAACTGCGCATTATTTGAATCAATAATGAACAGGCTAATAAGTGTGTCTTGCTTGAGTGCCATTAGTTAAATCCCATAGTTTCTTTTCTAAGCTTTCCTTTTAGCTTCTCAGGTCGGTTATAGCCAGCGTCCGCGTCACCTTGAGTGCCATCCCATGCAAAGTCAAACGTGGTTCTAAGTATTGGTGGAGCTGTTGTAGAAGACTTGTTGTTGTTATTGTCGTAAGTGGCTTTAGCTGATTGATAAGCATTGTATTTAGGACCCACGGCTGCGTCGTAAAGAGCGCCTAGCTTCTTGAACATGTGAAGCTGCTTACCAGAATAATTACTATTGGAGTTATAGAAAATAGGTACTTCGTTGAATCCTGTGAAATAGGGTAGAGACTCTCCTCCTGCTCTCACTCCATCATCAAAACTGCCTGACTGTCCCTTTTTGAAAAAAGAAATGTTCTCGTAAGTCACATCTACGTCAAGCACCCCGACACCTGGGTTATACAACAAAAAGGTCTGGCTATAGTTATCGCTGCGCGTTGGAGCGCTAATCCCATCTATAGGAGTAGGGTTACTTTCACCATCATTAGGAATTTCTACATAAAAGCTATCTGCATCGTCTCCGTCTTCATCTGTAGTTGCGTCAGTCTCTGTCCTTTCATCAGAAGAGGACCCTGCCCTGGATGAATAATTCCAAGGGTCATCTCCATAGAGCTTGTCATATTCCTTTTCAATGTCTTTAGCCTTTTTTCTACTAAGGCCAGGGTACTTTTTCAGGGCGTCTTCTCTGCTCTCATAGAAGTCTTCTTCCGCTTTCTTAAATTTCTGAATCTTATCAACCAAATCAGCGTACCCCGCCACCATCGGGCTCGCGGAACTAATTCTCAAGATGTTGCGTCTTCCCATCAGTTTGAATACGCCTCTTTTAATGTGAACTCAAGAGTCTCTTTGAACGTGTCTCCAACAGTCAGAAGTTTCCGGGTGTAACCGTCGCCATCGATTCTGTAGCGGCGAGACTCACTACTGAATGGTGTAAGTGTGGCAACAAAGTAATCACCTTTAATAACCTTGTCGAGATTGCCTCTTAGAACTGTAGAGTCTGCTGTAGACAGGGGTCGAGTGACAACGTCGTATTTAGTGCTTCGAGTATTGGCACCGTCAGCTGCAACCTGCTCATAGCCATCTCCAAAGCCGAATCGCTTTACACGATGACTGGTTGACTCCCGAACCTCATTAAGTAGGTCCAGGCTTAAATTAACGTCGGCCATTGTAAAGAAGTCCTCCAGAACGGCGCTCATCCATGATGACTCGCTTCACTGCAGAGTCGATGGCTTTGCCGAGTTTGTTTGCGCCATCACCATCCATTTCGGTTGAGGTGCTGCCACCTTGATCCACATTAACGGTGATGCTGGTATTGACATTCCCGCCCATACCTTTCTTGCCCATAGAGATAGGAATTGACTTCCCATCAGGCAGAGGCACAACGGCCTCATTCATCCCACCTTCACCGATCAAAGCGTTGGTAGGACCGGTGACAATGCCACCTTTAGCCATTTTCTTCTGCTTACCGCCGCCAAACAAACCACCAAGGAAGCCGAATAAACCACCGCCTCCACCGCCATTTCCGCCACCTCCCATGAGTTGTCCCATGGGCATTCCAGTCGCGGCAGAAAGCAACGAAATGATGATCAACTTAGCGATCATCTGGCTGGCCATTTGCAGGAATGCCTTACCGATGTCAGCGAAGAACCCTTGGAAGGCTTGACCAATAGTTTTAGTACCGGTAAGGACACTTTCGATAGCAGTAGAAAGGCCCCCTTCGATGGTCTGGGCCATATCGACAAACCGAGCCTTTAAGTCGCCGACGTACTGAAGGCTGGAATTGACGTATTGCTCTAAACCGCTGGCAGAGTCCTCTTGAGCCTGCGTCAGGGCGTTTACAGCATTGGTTGCCTCTGCAGCTTTGGCGTTGATGTCAGCCACTATGTCGCTGTATCCCTGCATCTGGGGATTGAGCTGGCTGATGATGTCAAGACGATTGCGCTCAATCTCTGCAGTGCGCATCATTCCCTCGATCTGTTCGGGGGAGAAGCCCTCCATCATTAGCCGGTTGCGTTCCCTGAGCTGATCAAGTTGCAGCTGGGCATCAGCCGTTGTTGATCTGAATCCTTCAGTCAAACCAGCAAGGGCTGTTCGTCCGACGTTTCCTCGCAACTGGCCTTCGCTCTCACCAAACTGAGCACGTTGGTCTTGTGCGCCTGCAAGACGTGCGCCAGCGATGTCTACACGGCCCTGTGCGCGGATTCGATCGGCTTCATTATTAGCCGCATCTAATTCGGTTTTAGCGGCCTTCAGGTTGGCCTGAGCCTTGTCTACGGCGGCGTCTAGAACACGGACCTGCTCATCGATGGCAGCGTTCTGCTCCATGGCGGTGTTGACGATTGCAAGCGCCGCACGCTGTTGGCCGGTGAGGTTCGCCTCAGCTAAGCGGTTGTCCTCTTGCCGCAACCGTCTGAGCAGGTCAAATCGCTGCTTATCAAACGCCATAACTTGACGCGCTGTCTCCTGCGCCAGACGACGATTGTTCGCAGCTCTGATCTTCGCCAGGTTCGGACCTTTGCCTCCGCTACCTCCACGGTTTGCCTTGAGGTCTTCGCTGGTGACCATCTCGCCTTGAGCGATGGTGCCCTCTTCGGGGCCTAGCGCCTTATCAAGACGAGCTTCGGCATCCTTCAGCCTTGCGACTGCCTGCGTGTATCTAGATAATGCTCGGCCGCCTTTATCACCTGCCTTCCTGGTAACCGTTCCATCCTCAGCAATATCGACAGTGCCGCTAAGTCTTGCAATCGTTGCTGTTTCATTTTCAATATCACGCTTAGCCTTGACCTTCGCACCTTCCGTGCCCAGGCCCAAGAAGTTGTTGAGCGCTGTGATAGCTGCGTTGATATAACCAACAATTTCGGCGAAGACCTTCTGGAACTCCGCACCGATTGGCATCAGCAGTGCGCCGATGCTTCGCTGTAGCTTGTCTAGTTCGTTAGACAGGCGGGCACCTGCTTCTGCAGGCGAATCACCGATGGCTTGAGCCTGTTCATCAAAGTCGTCGAACAGACCTTTTGTGAACTGAACAAACTCCTCAACAGAGACAACACCCTGCTCTAATCCTTTATCAAGCTCGGCGGTTGTTCTATTTGTAGCCTTGGCAAACATTGCCACGGCACCTGGCAAACGTTCACCGATTTGCCCCCTTAATTCTTCTGCAGATACCTTACCTTTGCCGAAAACTTGTGTAGCAGCAAGCAAAATACCGTTTGCTTGTTCTTGCGAACCACCTAGGGCTTTGTTCGCAGCAATGAGGCCTTTGAAGGAGGTTTCAATATCTTCAGCCCCGACACCTGTCGCCTTTGCAGATGCAGCAAATCGCGTGAACTGCCTAATAGCAGTGTTAAAAGGGACGTTGTAATCGTCAACGACCTCTTTAATCGTCTCTAGGCCTTTAGCTGCGTCTTCTCGGCCAAGGGTGCCTTTAAGGGCGATGTCTAGCTTCTGCGATTCAGCAGCAGCTTTGGCGGCAGCATCAGCGTATTGAACGGTTGCTACGGCTAGATCTTCTACGGCCTGAAGCGCCTTTGTGACAACAGCGGCTGCGATACCTGCAACACCACCGGCAACC